ACTGCCATGATGAAGCATCAGATGACCCCGCTCACCAAGGGCGGCACGCGCACGGTGCACGCCGGCAAAGGCTCCAAGTCCGCGCCGATGGCCATGCGTCAGGAAATCGCTCAGTCCGGTGCCAAGGCTCCGGGCGCGAGCATCAACAATTACGCGAAAGCGACACCGATGCCAGGACCGGCTGCTCCCGCCGCAGGTGGTCTTGGGAGTGGGACATGGCCGGGCGTGACTTCGTAAGTGGACGACAAAGCCCTCTGTCAACAGGCCATCTATCTGCGCAACGCAGCGCCGGAGCAATACAATTCTCTCTGTGCCGAGCTTGAGAAGCTCGCGCAGAAGGCTGCGACTGTGCTCGTCACCTCCAAGCCCGACAGCTTCATGAGCGACCAAGGATGGGCGAAGTGCGTCCTCTTCCTTTTACGATCGCTTAAGGAGTGCGACGTTAGGGTACGCGAGAAGAAGCCCACAGCGGAGACTCCCACCCGGTAGCCCCTGTGCGCAGCATAGGAGGTATCGATGGCCGAGTCGCATCTCGCCCCAATCGACGAAAGTGTGAAACTCCCCGCCGCTGTGGCTGCCGCAGCGAAGGCCGCTGAGGCTTATTACAAGCCTGATGACCAGCCGGCGGAGCCACCTGCTGAAACACCTGTTGAGGCGTCAGAACCAGTGGCGCAAGAACCACCGGCAAAAACAGAAGCTCCACGAGCCGATGTGGCAAAAGACGATCCTCCGTCCGAGAACTGGGAACACCGGTATCGTTCGATGGAGGGCCGGTTTCGCCAGCAGATGGATATCAACGCCAATCTCGGCAATCAGATCCAGCAGCTGTCGTCAACCATCACCCAGCTGCAAGCCCCCCGCGAGCGTTCGTTCGCGCAGCCCCTCATCACCGAGGAAGAGCGAAAAGCCTATGGCGACGACCTGCTGGATGTTGTCTCGCGCAAGGCTATGGAAGCGGTAAACCCGCAGATCCAACGACTTCGCAACGAAAACCAAGACCTCCGTCGTCGCGTTCAAAGCAACGAGGCGCGCGATATTTACAGCGTGCTCGACGAGGAGATCCCCGACTGGAAGGACGTGAATGTCCATCCAGACTTTCTCCAGTGGCTCAATTTACCGGATATTTACTCTGGTACTGTAAGAGCCGGGATGTTGAAGGCAGCATTCGAGGCCGGTGACGCGCCGAGAGTCCTAGCTTTCTTCCGAGGGTTTCTCTCCGAAAGCCCTCAACACAGGGGCCAGACCCCGCAGGCGACGCCAGCAGCGCAAGCTCCTAAGCGTGAAGCCGCGAGAGATCTGAGAGAGTTTGCTGCTCCTGGAAAGGCCAGACCGGCACCCGGCCCCGCGCCGAGCGCCGCCGAGCAGCCTGTCTACACAACCAGAGACATCGACCGCTTCTACGACCGTGTCCGTCAGGGCGCGTACGCAGGACGTAACGAGGTCAAAGACGCCGAAGAGGCGAAGATTTTCGCAGCCGTGCGCGAGGGACGGGTGCGGCGAGTGAAGTAAACCGGGGCTCAGTTGGCCCCATAAGAGGGGGCCACAATGGGCATTCCGAGTTCAGGTTTTCCCGGCGCATCAGCCGGTACTACTCCTGCGATCTACCCGGTTGGTAGCGTAGGCAACAACCTCCAGGCAACCGGGTTTATCCCGGAGATCTGGTCAGGCAAGCTGGTCGAGAAGTTCTACGCCTCGACCGTTCTTGCGGCGATCTCGAACACCGACTACGAGGGCGAGATTCGCAATAAGGGCGACCGTGTGAAAATCCGCACGAAGCCCACCATCACCATCCGCAACTACGATTCGGATGGCTTGCTCGCTCTGGACCGCCCGACCGGCGGCACGGTCGAGTTGTACATCGGAAACGGCAAGTACTTCTCGCTCATCCTTGACGATGTGATGGAAGTGCAGTCGGACCTCAACATCCTGTCGATGTGGAGCGACGACGCCGCTCAGCAGCTGAAGATCGCTGTTGACCAGGACGTCCTCGGTGGCATCTACGGCCAGATGGCCGCTGCCAACCAGGGCACTGCGGCTGGTGCGATCACCGGTTCGCTGAACCTGGGCGCACAGGGCTCCGCCCTGACTGTCGTGGGTCGTAACGCAGGTGCCGGTCAGGTCGAACTCCTGGACGTGCTCATGCGTATGGGCCAGGTGCTCGACGAGCAGAACATTCCGGAGGTCGGCCGATGGGTCGTCATGCCGGCTTGGGCTGGTCGTCAAATCAAGCAGTCCGAACTCCGCCAGGCGTACCTGAGCGGTGACTCGGTCTCGATGCTGCGGAACGGCCGGCTGGGCATGGTGGATCGGTTCACGATCTACATCTCCAACCTCTTGCCGAACAACAGCACGCAGTCGGCGAACTTCAACTCTGGCGAATGGCCCATCTATGCGGGTCACGCGCACGGTTTGACCTTCGCATCGCAGATCTCCAAGGTCGAGACCCTCCGGTCTGAGTTGACCTTCGGTCAGATCCTGCGCGGACTGCAAGTCTACGGCTACCAGGTCGTGGACGGCAAAGCGCTGGTTCAGGCGCAAGTGACGCCGGGCTCGTAAGTCCTAAGCGTTTCTTAAGTTAGTTGAGGCAGGCTCCAGGGAAACCTGGGGCCTGTTTCATGTACGACCTAGACACCGTTGCCGGCTATCTCGCGGATGCGCGGGTGATCCTTCTGGACAAGACCCCGCCCTACCGCTACGACGACACCTCCCTGATCGTGGCTCTAAATTTGGCGATCCTGGAAGCCCGCCGGCTGCGTTCCGATCTCTTCACGTACAAGTGGCATAGCAAGGTTCCGCAGTACACGGCGAACAATGGCGAGCCGGTCCCGATTGAGCCGCAGTACCGGCTACCGATCGTTTACGGGCTGGTCGCACATGCCATGCTACGAGACGAGGAAGACGTGCCGGTCGAGCGCGCGAATAGCTTCCTGGCGAAATTCCAAGGCATGCTGACCGGGGTCAATGTGAACCCGACAGTTGCCGCTAGAAACACACAACAGCAATGACGATCAGCAAAGACGATCTAGGCCGTATGCTCAATCAGATCCGCACGTCGCTGCCGGGCGCGACCGACGCTGCGATCAAGGGCATGCTGTTCAATGTCATTGATGAATTCTTGACGAACTCTAACTCGTGGAACGAGTGGATCCCGTTTTCGATCGTCAACGGACAGCAAGCTTATACTTTGACGCCGCTGCAGCAGGGTATGATCAAGCGGCTCGGCCAGGTGATCGACAAGAACTGTGTTGGCTACCCGTCGCACATTACGGACATCGTCCCGCCGGGCGTCAACATCTGGGTGGTCTGGCCGCAGAATATGACTATCCCCGTTAACGCGATCACCTACAAGTCCATTATCATGCCGACGACGCTCGACGATATCCCGGTCGCGCCGCGTTGGTTGCTGCCGATGTACGAGCGCGCGATCGAGACCGGTGTTATCGGGCGCATGCAGATGCAGCCCAACAAGCCTTGGTCGAACGTCGCGCTTGCGGCGCAGAACGTTAAGCGGTTCCTCAACGAGATCGGCGAGGCCCGCGCTGCCGCCCTGCGCGGTCACCTCTACGGCGGCCAGGCCTGGCGTTATCCTACTGCTTGGCGCACGCAAAGTCAGCGCGGCGGCGTCTCTACGCCGTTCCCGCAACCGACTAGTTGGAGTTCGTGATGAACGGATGTGGGCCCTCGGGGTTAGTTACTAGCGCTCGCGTGGACATCGTTACCGCGACGGACACGACGTGGCAGGACGCGTTTCAGTTCGACCCTACCGGGCCGACTGGCACGAGCTTTGTGCCATTCACCGGCACCGGCCCCGCCTGGACGCTGACCGGCTACAATTTCCGTTTCAACATCAAATCGAACTGGTTGCAGCCGACACCTCTTATCACGGTCGATAGCGGTGTACCTGGGCAACAGGTCATCGTGATCCAGGACGCCAACTCCCGGATCATCTCGACTAACGTCCCGGACGTTGCACTGTTCGCATCGGCATATCCGAACGGTATCACCGGCTGGACCGGTGTGACCGGTCCGGGGCTGATCCCGGGCAGGTACTGCTACGATCTCGTCATGTACGACGGGAGTTCGCCGCAGCCGGTCAAGATCGGATTGATGCACGGTATCTTTGAGTTGCAGGTTGGCCAGGGGAATCCGTAATGACTACGCCATTCTCCTCGGTCGCGTTCTCCCCGCCGATCCCGGATAATAGCGCGAGCATTGTCCGGTCGATCCTTCAACTGCAGCTGGCTGTGTTCGGCACGTCTAACGGCACGCCGATCAATAATCTTAACGTGATCCAGAACGACACTCCGCCGAACACAGCACTCTTCAATTCGACTTCAGCTGCGAGTTCTACCACTACAGCCACGGGTGCGGTGACTGTAGTGAGCGCGGGAGGGGTGTTCTTCTAATGCCCGTCTTCAAGGTTCAATTCGGTCCTCTCTATGTTTCTCCGACC